AAGGTGGGCCGGACCACGATTATGGTCTGGCCATGAATTTTGAACCGGAGTGGCCGATGATTTATCTCAAGTTCGAACCACGGCGCAGCGACACCAAGACAGCGGTGATGGCCGTCGTCTCGAAGAGCAGCAACGAGCAGCTGGGCGTGATTTCGTTCTACACGCCCTGGCGGCAATACGTCTTTCGGCCGGAGGGGCACACGTTGTGGAATCCCGACTGCCTGGAGGCGGTGAACGCCCAGGTGCGGCTGCTCAACGACCTACGCAAGGCGGGGAACAAGTCGGTGAAACCCACAGAGGGTGATCCCGATTTCGACGTCTGGGAAGAGCACAAATGAAGCTGACGAAGTCACAGCGCGCGGAATTAGCCGAGCACCAGAAGATGTTGCGGTCGGACCGGGAATTGATTCATGCGCAATTTCTGAATCTCCTGGAGCATATCGACGTGCGGCTCAATTTTGTGAACCGCGCGATTAAGGACCACAACCAGCGTCTGGGCAAGGCCCGCACGTTCGTGGCATCGGTGGCCGGGGAGTTACGCGACGAATTTGAGGCCCACAGCGAGAAGTGGCAAGAGAGCGAGGCCGGGCAAGCCGCCCAGGCCATGCTTGACGAGTGGGAAGACGCCGACCTGGACGATGTCGCCCCGGTCACGGTGCTGGCCCCCGACCACCCCCACTTCGAGGAAGGGTTGAACCTGACGGAGGATTCCAGTGACTAAGCCGGACCTGGACCAGCTGTTGAGTGAGGCGCAATTGAAACTGCGCAACGGCTACGACGACCACCTGTCACGGGCGGTGGCCGAGGCGCGGGACCGGCTCAAGGCTGCCGAGGGTGCCCGTGACGACCTGCTCGTGAAGATTGACAAGCTGGAGTATGAGCGCATCCCGGAGCTAGAGCGCGAAATCGACCGGCTGCTGGAGGATGGACCATGACCCGACCTGACGGCTACGACGCGCTCCCCCGACGCTTCAAGGACTACGTCCAGGCGCTCGAAGACCAGGTCGCCACCTTGAAGCGCGACGCGCCCACGACCGTGAAGACCAGTATCCGGATTAAGAACTATCTGCGGGCTGGCCCAGATGGGAACCTCGACGACGGCAGCACCTATCTGGCCGATGGCACCCGCTTGGAATTTACAATCAACCGGGAGCGCTTCGACGTTTACGCCAATGAGGAGGGCTTGGAGATTATGGGCAGCAACGCCCTGGCCGTGCTGCCCCAGGTCTCGAACGTGGTCACCATTATCCCCCGGAGGTCCGAATGAAAGCGGTGGCCGAGGTGCTGCGCGAGGCGGTGGGCGACGAGCGGTTGCCCCAGCTGCTCACCGACCTGGCCGAGGCCGGGGCCGACAACCACCTCTGGCTCGAAATGATCCGCCGGGTCCGCAAGGCGGCGGGCCTGCCTGCGGCCTGGACCGACAAAGATGAGCCCAGGACCCTGTTGGACCTGCTCGAAAAATAGGGGTTGACACGAATTATTAGTTTGTGAGACAATCCCTTCGTTGGATGACTCGAAAGCCTCGTGAGACCGGCATACCGCCGGAGACCGAGGGGAAAAGGACCAGTGAATCATGAGAGCAGGACGCAGCCTTCAGGACATTGCCGCCGAACTGGAGCGGCAAGCCAACTCCCGGCAGGACTACATCGCGCCCCAGGGCAAAATCGAAGCCGTGGTCAAGGACGGCGAAGTGGTGCTCGACGGGATCAATCACACCCCCTTCGCGGTGACGAACTACGCCCACGGGCAGTTCGCTCAACATTTGGGGATTCCCAAGCAATATTTCGACCGCATGCGCGCCGAACAGCCGGAGCTGCTCGCGCAAAACCTGAACACCTGGTTGCACGCGGCGAAAGATGAAAGACGCATGCTGAGAACCTTGGACGGCAAGGTGCGCGCGTTTCTCAGCCCGAAGTTTCGGGCGCTCGACAACTTCGACTTGGCCAACGCGGTGCTCCCGACGTTGCTCAAGGCGGGCGTGAAAGTCATGTCCAGCGAGCTGACCGAAACCCGACTCTATATCAAGGGCATTCTGCCGGGGCTCAGCGATGCAGAGTTGGTCGACATGAGGATGGCGGGGCACGAGCACCATATCATGAAGGACAGCCGGTTGGTCGCTGCAATCGTGATTTCGAACAGCGACGTCGGCGCGGGCACGCTGAGGGTCGAACCTTCGGTGTTCACCACGCGCTGCACGAACCTGGCGATTGTCGCGCAGGCGGCGATGAAGAAATACCACGTCGGGCGCGCGAATAGCGCCGACGAGGGTTACGAGGTCTTCAAGGATGAGACCAGGCGAGCCGACGACGCGGCTTTTTGGCTCAAGGTTCGGGACGTCACGATGGCTGCCTTCAACGAAGACACCTTCAAGAAGGCAATCACGCAAATTCGCCAAGCGCAGGGTCAGGTGATTCAAAGCGACAACCTGCCTGCGGTGGTCGAAGCCACGATTGAAGTGCTGAGCCTCCCGGAGCGCGCGAGCAACGGGATTCTCAAGGCGCTGGCGGCGGGTGGCGACCTGAGTCAGTGGGGGCTGTCGAGTGCAATCACGGCGACGGCCAACGTGCTCGAAGCCGATTACGAAATCACGACGGCGCTCGAACGGGCGGGCGGCGAAGTGATGGCGCTGGCTCCGAAGGACTGGTCGAAGATTGCGGAAGCGGCGTAAGGATGACGGGGCGCAGCTGGGTATACCAGCCCGCCCCGTTTTTTTCGGTAGCAGGCGAAGCAAGGCTAAGTGAAGTCTGGTGCGGTAAGGTGCGGTGTGGCAAAGCAAAGCAGGCGAAGCAAGGCTAGGCCGGGCAGAGTGGGGCACAGCAGGCGGAGCGTGGCGGAGTAAGGCACGGCCTGGAGCGGCGCAGCAACGCAGGCAAGGTTCGGTGCGGAGGGAATGGTAGGCAAGGCCAGGCGCAGCCAGCAAGGCACGGCGGGGCGCAGCACGGCGGGGTTAGGTGGGCGTGGCACGTCGGGGTTAGGCACGTCGTGGCAAAGCAGGCAAGGCGCGGGATGGCGCGGCGCGGCCGGGCTGGGGCGGCAAGTCAAAGCAAAGCAGGCAAGGTCGGGCGGAGGGTTTGGCGCGGTGGGGTATGGCGCGGTCGAGCCAGGCAAAGCAGGCGAGGTGAGGCGTGGTTTGGCGGAGCATGGACGGCACGGTGAGGCAAGGTCAGGCCAAGCAGGCGGGGTGTAGTTAGGCACGGCCCGGCCTGGTATGGCGGAGCACAGCAGGCATGGCGAGGTGGGGCAAAGCGCGGCCTGGTAAGGCACGGCCGGGCGCGGTGGAGCAGGCAAGGTTAAGTGAGGCCCGGTGTGGCGCGGCGCGGTTGAGCACAGCAGGCGGAGTTAGGGTGGCAAAGCGCGGTGCGGTCTGGCAAGTCAAAGCGAAGCAGGCAAGGTTAGGTTGGGCAGTGCCTGGCTTGGTGTGGTGGGGCTGAGCACAGCCGGTCAGGCGGGGTCTGGCGGAGATGAGCCAAGCGCGGTCTGGTGCGGCAAAGTGCAGCAGGCAAGGCGGAGCGTGGCGGGTCACGGCAAGGACGGCTAGGTGCGGCCTGGTCGAGTAAGGCCCGGCAGGCGTGGATGGCTTGGCTTGGCTGAGCAAGGATGGCTTGGCTACGTTCGGCGGGGCAAGGCGTGGCACAGCAGGCGAGGCAAAGCGAAGCATGGCGTGGTGCGGCTAGGCAAGGCACGGCGTGGTAGAGCAGGCTGGGCAGGGCTACGTTTGGCGAGGCGAGGTTAGCTAGGCAAGGTTCATTTCAAAAAGGAGCGAGTGATGAAAACGAAGGCAGCAGCAGAAGAGGCCGACCCGATCATGGGCGAGCCGACGCCGGAAAGTAAACCGGCGGCGAAGACCACTGGGACGCGGGTGCAAATCACCCCGCCCAACATGAAGGAAATCATCATCCCAATCGAGTCGTTGACGCAATACGTCAGCAACCGATTCGGTCCGGCGTCCCAGGCCGAAATGATGAAGGGGCAGCTGGCGGGCAGCACCACGCGTGGGAAGAAACAGCGCAGCGCCAAAGATTTTGACGCTGGTTTCAAGGACAGTCTCTGGGTGGCGACCGAGGGCTGGTATGGCATCAACGCGTCAGCCTTCCGGCAAGCGGCGATTTCGGCGTGCCGGTTGGTCGGCTTCAAAATGACGTTCGCCAAGCTGTCGGTGTTCATCGTGGCCGACGGCATTTCAACCGACGGCACCAGCCTGGTGCGAATCGAAGGTGAGCCGGACAACTTCATCGCAGCGGTGCGCAACGCGACCGGCGTGGCCGACCTGCGAGCACGGGCACGGTTCCGCGAGTGGCGAGCCAACGTCAAAGTGCGTTTTGACGCCGACCAATTCACCGAGGAAGACGTCGTCAACTTGTTTTCTCGAATCGGATTGCAAGTTGGCGTCGGTGCGGGACGGCCAGATTCGAAAGAATCAGCTGGCCAAGAGTGGGGCATGTTCAGCGTCGGTTCAGCGGTGACGGTCGTCTCGAAAGCGGCGTAAGTCATCCATCATAGCAAAGCAGGCGCGGTAAGGCGAGGTTTGCGAGGCGCGGTGGGGCTAGGCCGAGCAGGCGTAGCGAGCGGAGCTAGGCGCGGCTTGGTCGCGCCTGGCCGAGCAAGGCAAGCCGGGCCAGGTCAGTCAAGGCACGGCGCGGCGTGGCCAGTCAAAGCAAAGCAGGCTAGGTTAGGTCTGCGAAGTGCGGTGTGGTTGGGTAGAGCAGAGCAGGCGAGGGTCGTTGAGCACGGCTGGGCGCGGCGCGGTATGGCGAGGCGCGGTGAGTCAGAGCACAGCAGGCTTAGCCCGGTCCGGCACGGTTAGGTGTGGTTCGGTCCGCACGGTTCGGCACGGCACGGCAAGCGAGGCTTGGCGGAGCACGGTTTGGCAGAGCGAGGGAGGCTGAGCACAGCAAGCAAGGAAAGGAGCGAGTGATGGCGAAGCGGCAGAAGCATTCAGCTTACACATTTCGGAAGGGATCACGCATTCGAGGTGTGACGGCACAACAGGCCGGTGAGGCGCTCGCCGACCTGCACAACGAAGTCGGATCGCTGACTCCGGCGGTGGTGGTGACGGCCGCAACGCCACCATCATCTCCGTTGCACGGCGCGTTCGAGTGGCGCGATTCAATCGCGGCGCACCAGCACCGGCTGAACCAGGCCATGAACCTGATGCGGTCGGTGGAAGTCATCGAGGTGACCCACGCGGCAGCAGGCGAGACGGTCACTACGTCGCGGCCGGTCTTTATTCACGTGCCGAAGGCGGAGAGCTACAAGACGCTCGACACGTTGGACGCCGACGAGTTGGCGTCGGCCATCGCGGAAGCCATGGGCAAGCGGGACGGGCTTCAGCGGTTTATCGAGCACTTGAAGCGGCGTATGGACGCCAATCCGGACCTGGCCGACCGGTCAGCCGCGTTGCACGTTGCGCTCGAAAGTTTGTCGGCGTGCAAGATGGCGCTCGCCCAAGCCGTCATGTAAGGCAGGCGGCGCTAGGGAGGCTTGGCCGAGACTGGCCAGGCAGAGCAAAGCAGGCATGGCTACGTGCGGTCGGGTAAGGACGGCACGGCGAGGTCAGGCACAGCAGGCGAGGCGCGGCCAGGTTTGGTTAGCCTGGTAAGGCGGAGCAAGGACGGCGAGGCAAAGCAGGCTGAGACAGGCAAGGCCAGGTCCGGTTCGGCACGGTAAGGCACGGCACAGCAGGCGTGGCTACGTTTGGTTGAGCGAGGCCCGGTTGAGTGGGGCCAGGCAAAGCAAGTTAGGCATTGCATAATTATTAGTTCGGTGTATACTGCGGTTTTCCCTGTTGAAAGGAGCGAGTGATGAAAGGTATTCCACGAAAGGTGCAGGCGTTCGTCCTGGCGGCTGCCAGGCTGGGCGTCAAGAAACGAATCAAGGAGCTGCGGGTGGAGCTGGCCACCCTCGAAGGGCTGTTCGGTGACGAGCCGGACGTGGCCGATCACAAGTCGGAGCCCTGGCGGAGGAAGATGACCCCCGCCAAGGAAGCGGCCATTCGGAAGGCGCTCGCAGCGCGGTGGGCGGGGCACAAGGCCCGTGGCGGCAAGGTGTCGCCCCTGGGACCGGTGACCGAGGTCATTTACTCGGCGCTGACCTTGGTGCCGCAAACCCCCAGGGAATTGCGGCGGAAGCTGCCGGAGAAATTCTGGAACCAACTGACCAGCACGTTGGCCCGGCTTCGGAAGCAGGGTCGCGCCGTGCGGCATGGCAAGGGAGGCCGCGACGGGGCCTACGCGTTGGCCAAACCCAACGGCGCGGGCGACCAGCGGGCCATGACCTTCCCCAAGGCGCGGGGCACGGCGGACGTCGGCCTCATGGAAATGGTCGAGCCTATGCTGCCGCACGAGAACGGCACGATTACCGCCTCCCAGGTGAAGGCGGCGCTTGACGAGAAGGGTTACGTGCCGCGTCGGGGGGCCAATTCGATGTCGAATGCGCGTGCCGCGTTGAACCGGTTGGTGGCGCGAGGTAAGGCCATGCGGCCTGCGCCTGGGCACTACCGGGCGGTTTGAGCCATGGCCGTCCGGCGACCAGAGAAGCAGCGGCGACTGGAGCAAGCACGGCTGAAGCGGGAACAACGGCTGCGGCATAGCGAGCGGGATAAAGCCCGCCGCTATCCCGCCAAGAAACGGAGCGAGAAATGATCGACCGTGAAGACGGCAAGCGCGTCACCGGCAAAACGTTTATGGAGGAGTTGTATACCACGACGTTGGTGGTCCTGGACGGGGTCCCGATGACCAAACCCGACCTGGCTGCACGCGGCGTCGTCAACTTCGTTGCGGCCCGACGGTTGGGCGACTACCTGGCCCGCAAGCACATAAAGACGTCGGCGCAGTTGCTCGACGTGTCGCCGTTCGAGTTGATTCGGCCGCGCATGCACGGGGTGGCCCTAGCCTGGACCGCCATGCTGCTGCTGGACTCGTCGGGGCACGACCCTATGAAGTGGTGGGGCGATGAAAAAACCGTCACCACGGTGAAGCAGCAGAAAGCCAAACCCGGATCACGGAAGGCGAGGAAAGCGTCAACTGTGATAGAATGAAATTATTAGTAACCCAAAGGCTGAAGAACAGGAGCGAGTAATGAGTATGACAACCCTCGGTGAAGTGGCTATGGCGAATATGACTTCAACGCCTTCGAGCCACGACTTGCGCCAGCACGACGTCCCCCTGGCCAAGAAGAAAAAGGACATGACGAAGGTGACGGCTGCGTCGCTTCTCGGCAAACGCAAGCTGGCCGACAGCGACGCCATTCAGGCGACGCACCTGGCCCGGCGACTCGTCAAACCCGTGCTGGTGACCGGCGTGACCGACGCGGTCGAGGTCACTATTATCCAACCGTCGGAGTTCAAAACGCTGAACGTGGACGAACGTTATCAGCGTGTCCGAATCGGCGACGAGGTCAACAGCCTCATTCACGTGCTGAAGTCGGGCGGGTCCATTCCCGACCCAATTGATATCGCCGAACGGCGCGACGGATCGCGCTGGATTGTCGACGGGCAGCAGCGCTTCTGGGCGCATGACGAAGTGAAGGTGCCGCTGAAGGCACTCATTCACAAGGTCGACAGCCTGGACGCCGAAGTGAACCTCTTCGTCGCGCTCAATAGTCGGCGCAAGTTGACACCGAAGGCGGTGCTCAAGGGATGGCCGGGGCTGTCCGGGCAATTCATTCGACGGATTGCCACCAGCGAGAAATCCCCCGTGCGGGGCATGGTCGACTTGCTGAACAACAGCAAGCTGCCACTGGACGGCCCGTCGTTGCTGCGTAGTGTGCTGGTGGTCACCACGGGCACGAAGCCGGGTGGCGACATGGTCACGCAGACGCTGCCGCGCACCGACGCGGCCCTGGCCGTGCCGGGCATGATTGCCTGGGCGGAAGCGTTCGTGGAGCTGGTGGCAGCGGTGTTCGGTATGCAAGCGGGCGCAGGCCGAGTGCGGGTGCTACCTCTCATCGCGCTGGCCAACGTGGCGCACCGGAAATTCAAAGCGGCCGGTCGCCCGACGTTCCCGAAAAGCTGCGCGCGGTTGCGCAAACTGAATTGGGACACCATCGCCCCGACACACGCGGAACAATTTCTGCCGTTGCTCGAACGCGAAGTCGAGCGCAGGTGGAAATGACCGCATTCAAAGCAGGCGAGGTAAGGCGAGGTGTGGCGAAGTAGGGACGGGCTGAGCAAGGCTGAGCGAGGTGGGCGGTGATCGTTGTGGTCACCGCCCTATTAATGACTCGACTTGACACGTGAGGTGCCTTCAACTAATAATTACTAATGCCTCGCAGGGAGAGACAGAAATGGCCAGGAAAAAGGGACGACCAGCTTATGCCAACAAAAAAGTTCTAAGTTCGTATTGCGTCGACCGGTCAACGTGGTTGGCAATGAGCGCGGCCGAGAAGCGAACGGGGAAATCGAAGAGCGACTTGATTCAACATTGTTTATTGACCGGTGACACGGTCGACAGCGTGACGCGCGATACGATGACGAAGCTGGCGGAGTCGGAGAACGCAGCGGCATAGCGTTAGGTGCTCTAACGAGGAGTGTTCATGGCCGAAGAGTTGGCAGTGATCGACGTGACGGCCGACCTGGTGGTGCGACGGCCCCCGGAGGAGGTGCTGGCCGAAGCGCAACGTGCGGCGGTGGCGTTGAAGCGGGTGGTCGATGCCAAGCCCCGCCCGGTGATTATCAACGGGGAGCGCTACTTGGAATTTGAAGACTGGATGACCCTGGCGCGGTTCTACGGCATTACCGCGAAGGTCAGCGAAGTGCGGTTCGTGGAATACGGCACGGCCAGGGGCTTCGAAGCGCGGGCCGTGGCGTTGCGCAGCGACGGCCAGGAAATCACAGCCGCCGAATCAATGTGCTTGGACGATGAAGACAGGTGGAAGGATCGTGAGTTGTTCCAGTTAAAGAGCATGGCCCAGACCCGTGCGATGGCGAAGGCGCTACGGAACGTGCTGGCCTGGGTGGTGGTGCTGGCCGGGTATCAAGGCACCCCGGCCGAAGAGATGACCGAAGGCAACGGGCGCACGAAGGCCAAGGCGCAAGTGCAAGAGGTCCGGCCGGACGGCGTGGCCAAGGTCGCCAGTGTGGTGCCGGGCGGGGAAGGGAAGCCGACGCGGGTGACGTTGAGCGACGGGCGGTCGGGCACGACATTCGATACGAAGCTGGTGGAGAAGGCCCAGGACGTCTACAAGCGCAACGTGCCGGTGACGGCGCGGTTCGAAGACGTGCAGCGGGCCGGGCGGACGTTCACCAACTTGATGGAATTGGCGGAGGCCGAGGCCCCTCCAGTGCCCCAGGCGAAGCCAGAGCAGGAGCCGCCGATTCCCGAGAAGGTGTTGACGGTGCGCGAGGCCCACGACCCGAGCGGGAAGGTGTGGTTCATCATCGGCGGGTCCGAGCGCGAGTATTTGACCGACAGCGAAGACGTGGCGGGAGCCGCACGCGCGACACGCGCGTTAGGCACGTTCGTGCAGGTGACCTACGAATGGAAGGCGGGCCGGGCGGGCCGGTGGGCACGTGTGGCGACCGCATTCACGGCTCCGGAGGGTAAGGCGGAGCGAGACGATCATCAATGACCAGTCCCAACCTGAACCTGTCGTTGTCGGACACCAGCTGGAGTAGTGTCCCGCACTACCTGTTCATGCACGAAGTGATGAGCAACAAGTATCGCTTCCTGCGCGGCGCAGAGTGGAATACGTTGCGGCCTGCGGCGTTGGCGACGCTGGCTCCGAAGTCGCGCGTGATTGTCCACGAGCAGGACGGCGACGAGTCGGCGTTCGTGCCAGGGGATTTGACCGAAACCTGTGCCGTGCAAATTTCGATTGCGCACGAGCAGGTGCGACTGATTGTCGGCGGCGATGAGTTGGCGGCGGTCGAGGCCACGATCAAAGCCTGGCGGGAGCGGTTACCGATTGCCGAGAAGCCCGACGCGACCCCGGTCACGTTCTGGTATCAATCCACGCACGGTCCGGCGCGGCTGCGGCGGCTGATTACGGTGCCGGAGTGGGCGACGATTCAGACAAACTACGCGACCCCGGTGCAGGCACAGTTGAACGACCAAATGGCCTTTCGGCCGACGAGCGCGGGCCAGCTGCTGCTGTGGCACGGCGTGCCCGGCACCGGCAAGACGTATGCGTTGCGGGCACTTGCCCGAGCCTGGCAGCCCTGGTGTGACTTCCACTACGTGACGGACCCGGACAACTTCTTCGGCAAGCACGTCGCGTATTTGATTCAGACCGTGTTCGGCGGGCAGGAAGAAGACGAGGAGGATGACCTGCCGGTGGCCCTGGCCCAGGCGGCGGAGCCTCTCAAGGGCAACTCGCGCTGGCGGTTGATTGTCCTGGAAGACGCGGGCGAACTGCTGGTGCCGGACGCGCGCGAACAGGTCGGGCAGGCGTTGAGTCGACTCCTGAACCTGGTTGACGGGCTCTTGGGGCAAGGGCTACGGGTGCTGGTGTTGATCACCACCAACGAGCCGCTGGGCAAGCTGCACCCGGCGGTGGCCCGACCTGGCCGCTGCGCGTCGAAGATTGAATTTACGTCGTTAGGGAAAGACGCCTCGCAGGCGTGGGTCCAGGCGCACGGCGGGGACCCGACTGGGGTGACCCAGCGGATGACGATTGCCGAGTTGTATGCTGCGGTGTCGGGCCAACCGGTGGCCACGCCGGAACCGGCGTTCGGCTTCAAACCGCCGGAAATGGTGACCAAGTGAAACTCGACACGGTCGGCGACATTCAAGGCTTCCTGCGGCACACGACCGCGAAGGCCAAGCACCACGCGTCCTACGCCCTGCCGATTATGGGCACGCTCTTAATGTGCGCGTTGACGCTGGCCGACCGCGACTCGCTGGCGACGTTCGGGCCAGCCGGACGGCAGCTGCGGTTTCTGTTTCGCGGCGTGAAGTTCAAGCTGCGGCACCGCCCAGCGGAGCGGGTCATCGTGCTCCAGGAGGTGCTGGGCACGAGCGAAGGCCCGGTGCTGGCCGTCTTCCAGGGCAACGACTGGTATGAGCTGATCGAAAGCAAACTGCGGGACGCGCTGGTGCACGCGGTAGCGATGAAGGCCGCAACACGAAAGGTGGGCGCATGACGACCCTCGACAGTATGAAGCCCCAGGACTTTCACCAGCTGGAATGCGGCTGCACGTTTGAAGGCGACGGCCTGCGGTGGCTGCCGTGTCCGGCCCACGCGTTCTCGCAGCTGCACAAGGTGCGGAAGGCCCACGCCGAGGTCGTGAGCGACGTGGTCGTCAACTTGGCGGCGACCAGGGACGGTGACGACGGCCGGTTGCTGGTGGCCCACGGGTGCAATCTCTGCGGGAAGGACTGCGGCGGCTGTGCGTCGCCCGCGTATCAATGCGCGTGGTTATTGAGTCATACACACTAACTCGCCGTGGCGGAAGAGACGCGGCCCGGTGATGGACGAAGAGCCGGGCAATTCTCGGACTGAGAGCAACGCACGTGACCAGCTTGAGCGGTGGGGGAGGGCGCTGGTGTGGACAGCCCGGCGTCCGCCAAGGGTGAATTAACATCCGACTCCCACGCGCAAGACCACACCACGGGGGCAAAAGCCGCTGCGCTGACAGTGGTCATAGGCGCAACGCGATGAGGCCGAGGCAAAACGGGCGGAGTTAAAGGCCCCATAACCAGGGTGACATTGGCGGAAATCCCTGGCGGCGAGACATTGCAACGTTTGACGATGACGAGCGTCTAATGGACCACGAGCTGTCGCACTTTCGGCAATGCACGTTTGGCGATGGCGGGTATTACTATCACGACGGATTCGACCGAGCGATTTGCACCTGCGGGTGGGTGAGCGCGCCGTCGAGCAATCACGTCGCACTGGTGGCGCTGTTCTCCCTACACGCGACCGCCGAAGGAGCGAGACATGCCGAAGTTGCACGAGTTGTTGGCGGTCGAGGGTCAGCTGAAGGGTCAAGCGCAGGCGACGCGGACCGACCTGCGGGCCACGTTCGAAAAAAAGCGACACCTGTTCGAAAAGAAAATTCTCGCCTTCCAGCCGCTGGAAGAGAACATGCCGGTGGTGATCGAGCAGCACTCGGAGCTGGAAAGCACGGTGCCCAAAGAGTTGGATTGGATCGCCGACGTCTGGCGCAAAGCGCTGGACGTGAGTTACCAGGTGGCGGAGGCCAATACCAAGGCACGGGCCGACGTCGTCCTGGATGACGGCACGGTGCTGTTGACCAACGTCCCGGCGACGGCGCTGCTCGAACTTGAAAAACGCAGTGCTGAAATTCAAGAACTGGTGACGGCTGCGCCGACGCTGGACTCGGCCAAGAGTTACGTGCCGGACCCCGACGCTGGAGCTGGCGTCTACAAGGCGCGCGAGGTGCGGACACAGCGCACGAAGAAAGCACAGCGTGTGCTGGTGCTGTTGCAGCCGACACCGGAGCACCCTGGCCAGGCGCAGGTCATCTCCGAAGACGTGCCGGTGGGCACGGTGACGGCACAAGAGTGGAGCAGCGCGTTGACCATCGTGCAGAAAGCTGACATGTTGGAGCGTGCCGAGTCGCTGCGTAGGGCCATCAAGGCGGCTCGAATGAGGGCAAACGAGGTATCGCTGGAGAGCGACAAGCTGCCGACGGTCGGCGACAAGTTGTTCAACTTCGTGTTCAAAGGCAGCAACGGCAAAGCGTAGCAGGCCAGGTGAGGCTGTGTCGGCGGAGTATGGCCTGGTAGAGCGTGGCAAGGCGAAGCAAAGCAAGCAAGGTATCGACCACCGGAAGCATTATAGGATGATGCGCTGGGCTTCTACCCCGGAGATTGCGGGTTCGACTCCCGCCCGGTGGTCCAACGAGGCTGGGTCAGGCTCAGGCTAAGGCTCAAGTTTACCTCCCGTAGAAGGGGTTAGGCTTAGGCTTTTACCAGCGAGGCTCAGGGTGACACGGCGGAACGTCGGCGGCGATGCGGCCAATACTCGGAGGCGCGGGTTCAAATCCCGCCCAGGACCCCAAAAAACATGTCCTGGTAGCTCAGTGGTAGAGCGCCGACATTAAGCTGCGGCATCGGGCGACTGGCGAACCAAGTGCGTGTCCGAATGACTGTGGTAGCTATGATTCGTAATCAGGAACGATTTGAACTCGTTATCTACCACGGTCTCTTTTTTCCCAAGGGTCGACCCGACGCAACCGTAACTTCATAAACGCGGAGGAGTGAAGATGACGATTATTGCGAACCCAGGGCACGGACCAGCGGACAGTTCAGTGACGATTACCGGGACCGGCTTTGGGGCCACCCAGGGCAACAGCACGGTCACGGTCGGCGGGGTAGCGGCGGTGGTGGCGACGTGGAACGACGGCGCGATTGTCACGGCGGTGCCCCACGGCGCGACCAAGGGACCGGGCAAGGTGGTGGTCACGGTCAATGGCAAGGCGTCCGAAGCCGCGTTCACGGTAGACGCGTAGGACTCGACCGGGTCGCGCTTCGGCGCGACCCATTTCAAAGCAGGCGAGGTAAGGCGAGGATTGCACGGCAAAGCGCGGCCCGGTGCGGCTAGGCGAGGCGTGGCAAAGCAAGCGAAGCGAGGTGAGCGATGGCGGGGAGAACAATCACGGTCAACGAAGCACTGGTTTGGATGAAGACTCTCCGCCAGCGACACGCGGAACTGGTCGAATTGCGCGACGCGAACAGCGCGACGGTCACGCGCCGGTTCGGCGTGGGCGGTGACAAAGAAACCACGCGTCAGCCGACTTACGACGTGCGCGTGCTCGACAAAATGGTGTCGACGGTCGCGCGAGAAATCAGGACGTTGGACCAGCAAATCAAAGCGACGAACGGCCAAACGCCGGTCGTCGGCTACGAGCAGGATGACAGCGTCCTGGGCGAACTGTCGTGATCGACCGAATAAAGTGGACCCAGAACTACAGAAGCAACTAGCGGAACTGCTGCGGGCGCTGCTGGCCAACGCGCAGGACGCGGCCACGTGGGCCAAGGCCGAAATCCCGCTGCTCGTGCAGGAGAAGATTGCCTTCGGCCGGGCTTGGGAGACGACCGGGTTGGTGTTGTTCCTGGTCGGCGTGGGTGGTCTGGCCCTGGCGTGGCGGAAATGGAACGCCCACCAGTTCGATGACGATGATGACAAGGTTGGCGTGGCGGTGGCGCTGACGTTCGCGTCAATCGTGATGGGCACGTTCACTGGGTCGCAGCTGCATGATACGCTGCTCGTCTGGTTCGCGCCCCGGCTGTATATTTTGGAGTGGCTGATCGGCATGGTGAAGAAGCAAAGCGTGTAGTGACGGGGTCCAGCGGCGGATGCGGAATGTCTAGTGGCGAGGAAGCGGAGGCCCCCCGAGCGCCACGATAAAAAATCTCGGTGGCTTCGTAAGGACCCTTCGGGTTGCACCCCGAAACTATGTAACTGGTTGGTGGTTGTTGTTGTCCCGTTGAAATTGCGGGAGATGGTTGTGATTCCACTTATTGGTGAGCGTGGTTTTACCGACATTCAGCCGTCGTCAGGACCCCGAACCCCTCATGCGCTATCGTTTTGATCCCACCGGCTTCAATCAATGGTTCGACACCGTGGACGAGCCCTACCGCTTCATGCTGTTCATGGCGATTCTGATTCCCGTGATGGGTGTGCTGGCGTTCTGGCCCTGGTATGGGCTGGCGTTGCTGTGCGCCGTCGGCATCTTTCGAATCAGTTGGTTTGTTTGAACAGGAGGAGGCAGACATGACCCTAGCGACGCTCACTCGTGTGACGGAAGTGCCGGACGACCTCCGGCAGCTGGACGCCGACCTGGCCATCAAGGCCCAATCCGAGTTGGGCTACCAACCGATGCTCGCGCACAACCAGAAGCGCGCGGCAGCCCGGTATCTGTTTGAGCAGCTCATTGCGTTGGGGGTGCCCCCGTTCAAGCCGAAGGTGGTGGTGGCTTACAAACGGTGGCAGCGCGCCAAGCTGTGGCTGCGGGCGGTGGTCGGCCAGGGGATCATTCTGTTCTGCTACCTGACGGCCATTGGGATGGTAGCCCGCCGGTTTAACCCGGTGAATGACTTAGGCGGGGTGCTGATATTCTTCGTCTCGCTCGCGGGGATCATCACGTCGGTGGGGCTGTGGATTATGCTTGCGCCCATGGCCTGGCGGTGGCGGCGGGCGAGCCTGTCGCAGACCGAGGAAGAGGTTCCAGCCGACGTGCTGGCGACGGCGCTGATGATTCGCCACGACTTCAAGCGCAATAGTCAGATTCCCAACTATGGCCATACCGACGTGACCTTCCAGGTGGAGTCGTTGCGGTATGAACGCATGGTGATGGACCCCTTCCTCATTGTGAGCTACCAGGGCGCGGAAGCGTATGTCGCGGTGTGGGACGAGCCGACGTTCAAGGCCAAATGAAAGCCTGGATTGAAACCGGCGGGGCCGAGCTAGCCGAGGGGATGATTTACACGCGCAAGCACGCGGGCGCGCAGAAGGGCTGGAGCCGCGTGGAGCCGACGTCCGGCCCCGGCTGGGTGGTCGAAGATCCTGGCTTCAGTCCGTTTCGCGTGGTGCGGATGATGGGGACGGCGATTCGGTCGGCCGAGGTCGAAAGCGTGGCGCAGGACTGGCAACCGACCAAGGGGCTCAAGGGCAGTATCGCTCGCTGGGCGACCCGACATGGCATGACGGAAGGAGCGGCGATTATGACCGGCAGTGTCTACGAAGGCATCGTGATTCAGACTACGCAGATTGCAGCGGGGAAGGATTTGCAGTGTGCGTCGGTCAGCAGGTCGGAGATTGTCCACACGTCCGGTCCCTTCGTGGCACGCGATGAAGCGACGGCCAGCGGGTTGGTGCTGGCCGGGGCGATAGCGAAAGGTATCAAGGCTGACGACCCGACGGCTCCAGTCGAAGTGAAGATTCGCAAATATGCCTGAAGCACTCATCGCACTTATGGCGTTGGTCGTCATGGCCACCGTCGGCTATTGGTTGGATCGCTATGAAAGGTTACGGCAAGGGCAAACCCGGCTACACGACCCCCAGGGGCACGAAGCCGTGGAAGAAACGCACTCTGTATCGTGAGCTGATGGCGGGCGTGCTCGCCATGCGCGACAGGAGACTTGACATGACCCCGACCGACGCAGTAGATGAATTGACGCGCGACGCCCAGGACTTGGAGATTTACGACCCCGCCGACGTGTTACCGGGGGTGGGCAAGACGGGCGCGCTTATCGTGCCTGACGCCACCGGTCACGCCAAATACGAGTGGGACAAGGAAGACCCCGCCGACGTCGAAGAGATGCGCAAGATTTTCAACCAGAAGAAAGCCCTGGGCTTCTCGGCCTACCGCATCGACCCCAAGACCGGCGACAAGGGTTCCATTATCAAAGAGTTCGACCCCACGGCGGAGCGAGTCATCCTCGTGCCGCCCATGGCCGGTGGCTAGCCTTGCAGCGGCGGTCGCGTCGACTCCGCATTGGTTGACCGAGGCGGCGACGTCGGGCCGACCGCTGCACTTCCCCGTCGCGCGGCGCGTGAACCTCACGACGTTGCCGGATGCCACGGTGCCGATAGATTTGCTTGACACCGCGACGTTCCAAACGTTGGACGTGTGTATCAGCGATATGATGGTGTCGGCAGCGGCGACCCGGATATCAGGAGCGACTATGGCGACCCTTTACGCGCAGGGGACGGTGGCGAACAACAACCTGGTGATTCTCGGCAACGCCCCGGTCATTGAGACGCGCGACCCGGTCAGCGCGACGACGCGCTATCGGTTCTACGTGGCCGACAACAACGCGACCAACGTCTCGGCGGCGACGCACTACACCTTCCAGCTGCAAGGCACCTACGACCCCGCCACGCTCGACGACGTCGTGGTGGAGCACGCCCACACGGTCTACGCGACCGGTGCAGGCAACGTTCTGGGTAACTGTCAGGTCATCACCAACGCAACGAACCACAACGTGACGCTGGCCTACGAGTGGCAGGGCACCGACCCGAACCTGACGGCGGCGGGACTGACGACCGCCATGCACACCTACGTGAACCCGGTCTGGAGCGGCAACACGTTTATCGGTGGCCCGGTGGACACGCCAGAGATGATTGCCGCACGCGAGGCCAGGCAGGCGAAGCTGGTGGTGGTGCGGCAGCGGGCCGACCGGCTGTGGCTGGCCCACCTGAACGACGTGCAGCGGCACACCTGGCAGAAAGACGGCTACGTCGAGGTCAGGAGCCCCAGCGGACGGCGCTACCGGCTCAAGAATCACCGGAGTGGCAATGTCTATCTGCTGGACAGCCAGGGCCACGAGGTGCGGAAGTATTGCGCCTACGCCTATGACCCGAAGACCGGGTGGTTGCCGGACGGAGACTACTGGTTCACGCAGTTGCTGACGCTCCAGTATGACGAGCGGGCCTTCCTGCGCGCGGCCAACACCTGGGACCAGCTGGCGGGCGGGCAGTTCGTCGGGCAAGGAGTCGACGCCGATGTCCTGGTGGCAGCAGCAGCCTAAACTCACGCAGTCGGTGCGGGCTCCACTCTCTATGTTCATTGGGGCGTGGGGATCATTGATTGCGATGGGGTTTGTGTTTCATTGGACCGACATGGGAATGCGCCTCACGTGGGCCTTCCCGTTGTTTACGGCAGTGTTTCTCCTGGTGGTCTGTCTGTTTGATTGGGTGGACGCTGAACCGCCACGGCGGGATGGGCACCCGATTATCGGCTATCGCCTGTGGAAGGTCGAACGCGGTCGGTTGCATGCCGTGACGAATGACTCGACGTGGTTGCCCAAGGCTCCGATGGTCGCGGACCGGTGGCGACCCTACCGGGAGGTGCCCACCGAGACGAATCGCATTGGGGTCTATGCGATGAAACGGCCGTCCGGCGTCGCGTTGGGTTACGAGAAACACTGCCTCTTCGGGGAAGTCAATCTGTGGGGCCGCGTGATTGAATGTGATTACGGATATCGCGCGCAGTTCGGTTATCCCCGGCGGTTGGTGGGCGGGCATCAGGTGGGGAAGATTCTCGCGGCGACGTATGGCGTGCCGCATATCAGCTGGCACCGATGGTGCCTGGAAAGGTTCTGTCATGAATGTTGGCGAGTGGGTGCGCGAGCACGACGTTGTGCCGGTGGTCTCGCCCGTCGAGCATCCGGTGCCTAAAGCGATTCCGTTGCCAGAGAAAAATCCAGAGCCGGAGCCGAGGCCGGTGCCAGGGCTGGTGCCCGTGCCAGCGTAATGGGCAATCCGTATGATTTGGGCGAGGTCGCGCGGTTTCTCCGGTTTCCGCGCGAGCCAGTGATACGTCGAAAGGAGCGAGCGATGGACAGTGTGCGCGTGAAGAAGGCGGAGTTGTTGACGAAGGTAAAGAAGAATCGGGACGAGCACCGGGACTTGTTTCTGAAAGCGCAGGCCAACTTTCGTCTCCGGGCGATAGAAGAGATGGACGAAATGTTGAAGAAGGCGCGCGACGGGAGTGAGGTGCGTCTGTATGTTGGCTTGACCGCGCCGTCCGATCACACGGCCGACTACGACCGGGCGATTGACATGCTCGAAATGGCCCAGGACGATATCATCGAGGTGGACCAGACAACGTTCGCGCAGCTGGTGCGCAACGAGTGGTCCTGGTTCAATCAGACGACGGCGTCCAACATGACCTACGCGAAGGGCGGCAAGTTGGGAGGAAGCCACTGAGTCGCCACAATATCGCGGTGCGCGTGACGCGGGTCGAGTTGGAGGCCGTGCAGCAGGCCGCGAAGCGCGCTCACCTGACGAGCGCGAACTACCTGCGCCGATGCGTCAACGAGGCCCTGGCGCGTGAAGGACGGCCGGAGCGCCTCGCCGAGATGGACGACTGGCACGGCCGGTGCCGCGTCATGGTGCCGGACGTGCGGAAGCGGGTGCGGTATCTGCGGTCGGCGGGGCTCACGATGCGCGAGATTGCGGAGCGCGTCGGGGTCTCGAAGACGCATGTGCATCATGTGCTCCAGGAAGAGGCAGCGGATTTGCTCTAATTATTAGTTGTGATATACTGCCTGGGTTGTGGAGAAGTGGTGCACGGCTTGTAAAATGACGCACACGGTTGACGCCTTCGGGCTCGACCGGACGCGGTGGGACGGCCTGGCAGCGTGCTGCTTGGCGTCCCGTCGCGTGACAATCCGGAAGGTTCAGACGGGCAGAAAGCCTGGTTGGCTGAAGGCGGCGCGGGACGGTGACAAGCGACAAGCGCGGGCTCGAATCAACTACCTGATTGAAGCTGGCAAGCTGCCGCATCCTGATGACTTACCGTGTCTGGACTGTGCTGACGAAATCTTCACGGAACCATACCGACACGAATACGACCACGCGAAAGGCTACAGCATAGAGCACCAGCTGTATGTTGAACCTGTGTGTTCACGGTGTCATCATAATCGGGAGCAGGCCCGTGGCTGACCAGCGCGGTGGCGGAATTTCCTGGACCGAGGAAACGTGGAATCCTGTCAGAGGATGCTCACGAGTCAGCGAGGGGTGTAGAAATTGTTACGCTGAGGCCGTGGCGGCGCGATTCAGCGGACCGGGCTTGCCCTACGAAGGGCTGGCCGTCAACACGCCGGACGGCCCGAGGTGGACGGGCGAGGTGCGGCTGATTGAAGAGCACCTGAATGACCCGCTGCGGTGGAAGCGGCCGAGGCGCATCTTCGTCAACAGCATGAGCGACCTGTTCCACGAGAAGCTGTCGGCGGTCGATATCGGGCGCATCTTCAACGTCATGGGTGCGGCCAAACAGCACACCTTCCAAGTGCTGACCAAGCGGCCGGAGCGCATGCGGGATATCGTGCGGGCCTATTACGACGCGACCGGTCCGGCGGGGTCCACGTATCAGCCGTATCCCAACGTGTGGCTGGGCGTGAGCACGGAAGACCAGGCAACGGTCGACGACCGCATTCCGTTTCTGTTGGACACGCCAGCGGCGGTGCGGTGGGTGAGCTACGAACCGGCATTGGGGCCAGTGACACTGCCCGTCTGTCGGACGTTTCGGCCGGACCACAACGGAGAATGCCTGACCTGCGACGAGTGGGCCGACGAGCACGACCGGCCGGGTATCGACTGGGTGGTCATCGGTGGTGAGAGCGGGCCGGGTGCGCGGCCGTTCGACTTGGCCTGGGCGCGGACGGTGATAGCCCAGTGCAAGGTTGCGGGCGTGCCGGTGTTCATGAAGCAAATGGGGGCGGACCCACGGGTGACCCTGCCGACGTTGCCGGGCGTGCCTATCCATGTCATCCTCAAGGACCGAAAGGGTGGCGACGTCTCGGAATGGGCGGCGGACTTGCGGGTGCGCGACTATCCGGAGGTAGCACATGGACTGGATGCTGGGCTTATGGGACTGGATTCAGGAGTGGTGACATGACGGACCGACGGTCAGCGCAAGTCTGGCTGGCGGCGGCGATAGCCGGGGTGCTGGTGACGGTGCCCTGGCTTATCCCGATGAGTCTGTGGGCGTGGCTCCAGGAGTGGTAATGGTTACCGGACCACACCCGAGTCACAAGACTCGCATTTCTGACGCCTCCAGCTTTGACGAAATCTGTGTCTATTGTGGGGCGACCGACGAGGTGCCGGGGGGCTGGGGCCAGTTGGCCTATCCTTGCCCGAAGGCACCACCACGTGTGCTGATGTGCCGCTGCGGGCATTTGGCCGACCGGCACACGTTGGGCTATGAAGACGACCGGTGTGCGGACTGTGGCTGTCAGAGTCGTGACTTCTATTGGACGGAGGCGACCAAATGAGTTGGCGCATCACGTATCGGGACAAGTGGTCAGGCAAGCAGACGGTCCACGTCAACAACAATAACGAGAGCGACGCGCGGGGTTGGACCAAGAGTCTCGCCGACAAGAACGGCAGCAAGGCGGTCTGCGAGCACGTCGCTGACGGCCCTTACGACCACAGCGGCACGGTGACTCACGTGGTCACGGAAGGCCACGACGAGTAGTGTGGCGGGTCAGCACGATTCTCGGTGAAGCCGGACTGCGGAAGCCCTTCCAGGGTCCGGCCGACCGGCTCGCGGCAGGCTACCGACGCGGCACGGCGTTGCACGCGGTGCTCGAAGCCTACGCGTATGGTGAGCAAGGGCCGGATGCCGTGCCTGGGCTCGACGAATACGTGGACGGGATTCGCGGGTGGTTTGATGAGTTTACGCCCACGGTGCTGTTCACCGAACGGCGCGTCGTCAACCGGCGTCAGCGGGTCACTGGCCGCATTGACCTGGGCGTGCTGGTCGACGGCGAGCCGGTCATCGTCGACTTGAAGCGCAGCGACGAACAACCCTGGCACGCCATTCAAACCGTCGGCTACTGCGACCTGGCCGACGCGGACGAAGAGTTGCGGGATGTCGCCCGGCGGTGCGGTGCAAAATCCTGGCGACGTGCTAATCTCTACCTGCCTGGCAACGGCCGATATCACTGGGAAACACGGGTCGACCCCCGCGACCCTTTTCTGTGGCGGAGCGCGGTAGCGCTGACGCAATGGCGGTATGAGCATGGTGTTCTTACCAGACTCGACCCCGAACGACCAGACGACGATCAGCAAATACCAGCAGGAAGCGAAGACGCCATTGGCCCGAGCGGTGGCGATGAGCGTCAACACCCCCGCTGAGTTTACCTACGCGGCGTCCCTCAAGGTGGAATGTCGCACCATGCGTCAGCGCATTGTGGGATGGTTCCACGGCACCAAAGACAATCCTGGCCCGACGGCACTGGCGTATGCGTCCTGGAAGAAGCTGACCGCCGAAGAGTCGAAGGCGATTCAGGTGATTGCCCAGGCCGAAGCGATTATCGAAAACAAGCTGCTGGCGTTTCGGGCGGCGGAGGCCCGGCGGCAAGCGGCCGAACAGTTGTTGGCGGAAGCGGAAGCCAAACGCCGAGCGGAAGACGAGCGGCTCGACACGGCGTCGGTGTTGGCGGCGGAAGCGGCGTTGGCTGGAGACGCGTCCCTGATGGCAGCGGCGGAAGAGATGCTCGACTTCCCGGTGGAGGTGGCCCCTGTGTATGTGGCCAGCGCGGTGCCAAAGGTGGTGGGGGTCTCGTTCCCGAAGCGGCTGCACGTCGAGGTGACCGACTTGCGGGCGTTGGTGCTGGCGGTAGCGGCCCGCGCGATGATTGATATGTTGACAGTCGCCCACCCAGGCACTGAGTTGTTGAAGGAGGTGCTCGAAGCCTTCAAGCCACCCCGGCGGTCGGCGATGGGCGCGTTGACGTCGGTGTTGTCGTGGTTAAAAACGGAAGCGAAACAACAAGGGACGGCATTTGCCCTACCCGGTGTGCTGGCGGAAGAGCGCGACGATGTGAAATAGACCTTGCGTTTTTAATAATACTCCGTTAGAGTAGCCTCACTTCACACCCAAACAGGTTCGCAGTCCCGACTCGACTTGAGCCCGGTTACGATGCGAAAAAAACAACCTGCTACGCCCAACCTGTTTGGGGTCACGGCTAAGCCGTCTCCTGCCAGAAAGCCCACCACTAACGGTGCAGTCCAACGCTTGATTGGGCTGCACATCTCGCGCTACCGAGACCGGTTCAGCGAGCCGCCGGTCATCACGAAGCGTGACGGCCAAATGCTGAAGACGTTGGTGCTGAAGTTTGGCGAAGAGACGGTGCGCGAGCGCCTGACGGTGTATCACGCCTGGGAAGATCGCTTCGCGGAAGAGTCCGGCTACGCCATCCCCACCTTCTATCATTCCTGGTCTCGCCTCACCGCGATAGTCAAGCGGAAGGATGCGGTGCGGCCGGTGCCGACCGCTGAGACGACGGCGGAATACCTGCGCAAACTCCGAGGGCAAGGGTGACGGCGACGAAGGCGACGATTGAGCGCCTGCTGCCCCACGACTTGACAGCGGAGCGCGTCGTCCTGGGGGCCGTGCTGCTGCACAATTCGGTGCTGGACGCCCTGGAGTCGTTGACGGCCACCGATTTCTTTCGGGCGGCGCACGAGAAGTTGTATGCCGCCATGCTGCGGCTGCACGAAGCGGGGCTCGCCATTGACCTGGTGACGCTGCGCGCCGAGCTGGCGCGGACCGGCGACCTGGACGAAGTGGGGGGACCGGCCTATATCGCGGCACTGGTCGACGGGGTGCCCATGCGCACTCCGGTGGCTCACCATGCGGTCATCATCCTGGAGCAGAGCCGCCGCCGCCAGGCGATCTACGAAGCGACCCGGCTGACCCGCGTGGCCTACGACAGCGAGCAGCCAGCCTCAGCGCTGCTGGGGGACGCAGCCGAGCGGCTCCTGGCGTTGAGTGGGGCGGCAGCGGCCGGACGTGCGGTGCCGTTGAGTGAGCTGGTGCCCGGCGGGCTCGACTCGATTGAGCGTGCCCACAAGACCGGCAGCCTGGTCACGGGCCTGGCCACCGGCTTCACCGAGCTGGACGAACTGACGTCGGGCATGCACCCGGCGGACCTGTTCGTGGTTGCAGCCCGGACGTCGGTCGGTAAGACGGCGTTTGCCTTGACGGTGGCGCGCAACGTGGCGGCGAAGGACGGCGTGGTGCTGGTGCACAGCTGCGAAATGTCGAAGGAGCAGCTGTTTCTCCGGTTGCTCGCGTCGGAGGCCGAGGTCGACCTACGGCGGCTGCGGGCGGGGCGGTTGAGCGAGGTGGAATGGACACGGGTCAGCCAGGCGGTGGGGGTCCTGGGTGGGCTCCGGTTGTTCATCGACGACATGGCTCACGTGTCGTGTCGAGAAGTCCGCGCCCGCGCGCGGAGCCTACGTGCGCAGTTCGGGATGCTGGCGCTCATCGTGGTCGACTACCTTCAGCTTATGCGCGGGTCCGGCAGCTTCGAGAATCGCACTCAAGAGATTGGCTCGATCAGTCGCGGGCTGAAAGGCGTGGCAAAGGAGATGGGGGTGCCGGTGATTGCGCTATCCCAACTGAAGCGCGCCCAGGAGGGCCGACGGGACAAGCGGCCCCAGCTGTCCGACCTACGCGAGTCGGGTGATATCGAGAACGATTCGGACACGGTGCTCATGTTGTATCGGCCGGAGGATGCCGACAACCAGGCGGAAGTGATTATCGCCAAGCAACGCAACGGCCCGATTGGTATCGTGAAGCTGCGATTCTTGGACTACTGCACGCG